TCAGTGCTTCGGCGGCGGGTCGCCGTTGTCGTCCAGTGCACGCCGCGTGAGTTCGGGCAGCAGCCCGGCCACGAAGTCGTCGCCCAACCACTGACGGGTGGCTTCATCGGCGGGGTCGTGTGCGCTGCGCAGCGTGATGCAGCTGAAGGCGCCGATCCCCACCTCCACTTCCAGCCCGTCCGGCACGCGCCAGCTGATGCCGTGGGGCGGTGTGGTGGTCTGTGCCGCCCAGGCGTTGATGAAGTACTCGAAGAAACCCAGGGTGCCGCGGCGCCAGACCTCGGCGATGTAGATGTTCCAGGTGGACGCCTCTTCGGTCACGAAGCCCCACTCGAATTCGTAGATATCGGGCAGCTCGCCCGAAAACACGCCGATGGCGCGCACGTCCTCGCGGCAGATGTACTCCGCGAACAAGGGCCCCGGGCCGGTGGGCTCGCCGTCCACCAGCCGCTGGATCTCTTCCGGCTGCGAGCGCACCGGGGAGCGCACCTCGGCCCATGAACGCTTGGCTCGGCTGAGCAACTTGCGCGTGGCCTCCACCGTCTTCTGGGCCTGGATGCAACGGTCCATGAACGTGACACGCCCCTCCACCGTGGAAATCAGCTTCAGTGTGTCCTCGAATGCCAGATCGTCCTGCAGGTAGCCTTCTTCGCGCAGCCGTAGCACGATGTCGAGCATCGAATTGCGGGTGATGTGTTCGATCATGTAAGCCGTTTCACCACCCTCGAATCCGGTCATGGACGCGCGAAGCCAGTCCATCATTTCTGCTGGTGACAGCCCTTGCGGTGCTCGCGGCAGGTCATTGAACAGCGCCCGCAGCACCCGTACCGTGTCGAAATCGCTGGCCATGTTCTCTCCGCTGAAAATGTGCGCGGGCGACGCCACCATTGCACGCGGTGCGCCACCATGGCACAAGCATAGCGCCGAATCGGCAAACAAAATCTCACCGTTACGTCCCGTTTGCTCCTAGGGACGGCAGATGGCTTCGGGCGCCGTGGCCGAGCGGCGCAAGCGGGCAACAAAAAAGCGCCTCGTGGGCGCTTGTCTGTGGGGACCAACTGGCGGAGAGGGAGGCGTTCAAAAGAAAGCCGGAAAGCCGCGCCAACACTGGGTTTTCTTGTTGAGTTCGTCGAAGATACCCCCATACATACCCCCAGCACCTCGGCGCTTCTGTCATACGAACATAAACGCACCGTCTTCGTACATGGTGGCGGACTCCTCGGCGCGGGCTGCGGCTCCCATGGCCATGGCCAGGGCCTGCATGCCGTCAATGCGGCCCGTGGCGCGGGACTTGTCGAGCTTGCGGGCGCCGGTCGGGTCCTTGGTCACGGTGGCGTTTGCCGCACACATGGTCAACACCGGGTGGGCACCGTGGGCAATGCGGCCGTTCAGCAGTTCAGCCTCAAGTGCGTCAAGCGCGGGCGCCATGTCCCGGTAGCCCTGCCCCCACTCAACCAATGGCAGGTTGGCGCCGATCTTGTCCAGTTCCTTGCGCAGCAGATCGATCCGCCAGCGGTCATAGGCCACGGCCTCCACGTTGAGGTCGCTGAGTATGTCGGCCATCTCTTGCGCGACGAATTCATAGTCCACCGTGGCGCCTGGCGTGGTGTGGACGAAGCCCTGACGGTGCCACACGTCATAGGGTGCCCGGTCGCGTCTGGCGCGATCTACCAGGCCCTGCTCAGGCGTCCAGAAGTGGGGCACGACATGCCACACGCCGTCCACCTTCCCGACGATCACCAGGGCCGTCAGGTCGGTGCGTGCAGACAGGTCGAGCCCACAGAAGACGGGGGAGTCGAAGAACGGCTGTACCGGGCTGGAGCAGCTCTTCCACACGTCGGGCGAAACGAACGGGCTTTCGGTGCTGACGCGCTGGTTCAACAGCAGGTTGCGCGCGGTGTTCTCCATACTCGGCATGCGCTGGGCCTGCGTCATCTGCTCGCGCAGGTCGTCCAAGCTGCGGAAGATGCCCAAAGCAGGATTGGCCACCTTCCAAGCCTCCAGGTCCAGCAGATCGCAGCCCTCGGGTGCGGCGTACAGGCGGCACACGATACGCGGGTCCGCACTGGTCTGCGCGTCGTCCAGCCACACGGACAACAGATCCGCGTCGCTGGCGGCCTGCGTCGAGATGGCGATCAGCAGGGGCGCCTCGTGCGCCCCCTGGCTGGTGGTGATAGCGTCCACGAAGTCAGACTGCGCGCCGCGCACCTGGCCGATTTCGTCCAAGATGGCCAGCACCGGAGACAGGCCGTGGGCGGTCTTGCCGTCAGCGGCCAGTGCTCGATACTCGGTGTTCAGCGGCAGGCCGATCAGGCGCTTGCCGGATGGGACGATGCGCACGATCTGGGATAGCTTGGGCGAGAGCTGCACCATCTTGGCCGCCAGGTTGAACACCAGGGCGGCTTGATCGCGGCTCATGGCGCCGCTGACGATCTGGCTGTTTTGCTTGGCTTCGGGTCCCACCAGGTGGGCCAGCAGCAGGCCGGCAATCAGGCCAGTCTTTCCGTTCTTGCGGCTCACGCTCAGGATGGCGCGGCGCGTGCCGGCGGGGTTGTCGTAAACGTCCCGGATGAAGCCCTTCTGGAACTCGGCCAGCACCATCGGACTGCCGACGTGGGCACCGTCAGGCGTCATGCAATGCCGCTCGATGAAGGCGATGATGCGACCGCCGCGGGTGGTGGTGTCGGGCTTCACGGCTTACCTCACGACCCGTAGGCGTGGAATCAAGTCGTCTTCGTCTTCCAGGTCAAGGCTGGCCTGGCGTTCGTTGCCCAGGGCGTTGGCGGCATCGCGGCTGCGGCCGATGACCGCTTCGGCGTGGACGTGCAGCACGCGGGAGAGCGACACGGAGCGACGGGTCATCGTCTCCAAGAGCTTGTGCTTCGGGTTCACGATGGGCACGCCCTTGCCGCTGGGGATGGTGAAGCCCTCCACGTCTACCTCGGCTTGAATCCGCTCAATGTCGGCGCGTGTGCGGGCCAGTATCGCGGCCGTGGCCAGGTCGGCGGTGGTCCAGGTGTCACGGGCGCGGGCCAGCATGATGGCATCCCAGAATGGCCGGTCGCACGGCCGCAATGAAACGTGTTCGGGTGGCTGCAGCGGCCCCAGTGCAGCCGCCTGCGCGGCAGCCACGGCAGCGGCTGTGCTGTCCGATCGCTTGCGCTTAGGTGTTGATTTCATTGGGTTTCTTTGGACTTAGGACGAAAAAGCGAGGAGCAGGACGGTCTAGGGTTTGCGGTTGCTGGTGATTTCTGGCAAGGAAGGGTGCCGGGACCCGCCAGGACCGCGCACAACGGCCTGATTCCATGGGTGCGATGGGTCGGCAGGGGAACCGCTTGCGTCGCAGCCATAGGCCACGCGCTTGCCTTGGTCCCTGGCCGTCTTGCGCGAATGGCATTCGTGGCACAGCGGCTGCAGCGACTCCATCCTGTTGTCGTCGGCTCCATTCATGTGGTCCACGTCGGTGGCGTGCACCGTCAGGCCACGGGCCGCGCAGTGGCGACACAGCGGCTCGGCGTGCAGTACAGCGGCGCGCAGCTTCTGCCATTTGGCGCCGTTGAGCTTGAGCAAGCGCCTCGGGTCGGCATCGCGCCCGGTCCGCTTCGCTGGCTTACGCGACGTTGGCAGGCTTCGCATCGTCGATTCCTTCGATCACAGGCAGGTTTTCCAGGCGCCGCGCCTCGGACGGCAGCAGCCACCCCGCGCTGATGCCCTTGTCGTAGAAGTCCGCGCGGTTGGTGCTGTCGCCCCTCAGCAACCCTTCCACCTGATGCTCGGCGAAGTAGATACGGCGGCCCTCATCCGTCAGCATCTGTTTGCTGATGGCCTGCTCCCATGCCACCAGGTGGCGCCTCAGGGTCATGGTGGCGAACTGGCGGGCCATCTCCACGCTGTTGGAGTAGTTGCCGTGCCTCAGGTCGCCGATGACGGTAGGCGGCACACGGAAGAGGCGCGCAACCTCTTCCACGCTGAACTGGCGGGCCGCGATCCACTCGGCATCTTCAAGACTCATGCTGACGGTCTGGAAGTCCACGCCACCTTCAAGAATGGCCGTGCGTCCAGCATTGCCACCGCCTCCATACTGGCTGCTCCAAGATTGCTTGATGGCGTCGCGCTGGGCTGGATTGAGCATGCCGGGAAACTTCAGCACGCCCAGCAGCTTGGCGCCGTTGCGGAAGGTGTCCACACCATGCTGGCTTTCCGCCAGTGCCAGGTCCACCACCCCGCGTGCGGCTGCAATCGGGCTCACGCCCAGCACGCCGTCATCGCCCAGGCGGTGGCGCAGGTGAAGCACCTCATGGGCCAGCAGGCGGTGAAGCACGCCATTGCCGTCCGTGTAGTCGTAGGCCAGTTTCCCGCCTGCTCGCAACACTGCCACGCGGTCAGGGCGCAGCGGCCACAGTTCCACCACCTGGCCATCGAAGCCGCGCACGATCCGGGCGAAGCCATTCCCGCGCAGCAGCACGCAGGCTTGAAGGTACTCCCGCGCTTCCAAGGCTGTCTGCTCGGGGTTCGCCATGTCGTGCAGCACGCGGTAAAGCGGATGATCCTGCGCTCGCACGCGGTCTTCACCCTCCCGCTTGAACAGGATCAGCGGAAGGCTGGCGGTCGTCTCGGAGATGGCTTGGACGCAGGCATACACGGCGCTCACGCCCTGCGCGGTCTGGTCGTTGACGGTGCTGCTTCGCAGGCCTGCGAAGCCACTCCAATAGGGGTCACCACCGGGAACACTACGGCGTTCCAGGCCCAAGGCGCTCAGGGCGCGAGTAATGATCTTCACATCTGTTCCTAGCAGGTCTGCAGCCACAGGCGGCGGGTGTCGTTGCAGACGTTTGCACACCGGCTGCGCATGGCGACGGTGGTGTCTTGGTAAGCCGGATCGCTGGTCAGTGTGATTTCCACCAGCTCCACGTCCAGCAGCTCGCGCACCAGCTTGGCACCGCGCTTCTCCCACCGGTCGCCACCAGGCGCCACGCGGAATCCGAAGGAACACCCCGCCACGTCGCCACGCCCAACCAGGATGGCCAGGTCCTTGCCGTGCGTGGTGTCTGGCAGGGCCAGCTCGAAAGCCAGCCCTTTGGCGTCCTCTCGGAGCTGCAGCGTGCCGCCTCGGGTGGTCCCCAGCAGCGCATCCCCTTGGTGTTGGTACAGGGCGCGAATGTTGGAACCCGTCGCCAGCGATTTGGCGAAAGCACCTTGCCGGATGACCTCTGAAAAGTCACCGAGGACTGCCTCACTATTGAAGACGGCGGCGTAACCCGAAAGGGTCTTGCCCGTTGCGGACAGAGTGCCGTTAGAGCGGATTTCCAACATTCGCAACCTTTCTCAAAGAGCGATGTCTTCGATCACGGTGAAGGCCTCTTCACGACGCGGCACCATGTCCATCGTCGTCAGAATCCGGACCTGCACCGCGCCGCGCGAGTAGGGGCCTTCAGCGAACTGGTTGGCCAGGATGTCCACACTGCCCCAGGTGCCCACGAAAATCTCGGTGAAGTCGCCGACGATCAGGCGGCCCGTGGCGGGTGTCCCGGCTTTCTTGTCGAGCTGGCGCGTAATGGCCACCGGCAGTCCTGCCATCTGGCCGCCGTCCAACAGGTAGCCCGGCAGGCCGGCTTCACGCAGGGTGGTGCGCAGCTTGGTTGCCACCTCGGGGTGGGTCAACCAATGGTTGGGCGAAATGTTCTTCAGGGCCAGGCCTTCCAGCACGGTCAGCAGTGCTTCCCAATCCAGCGTGGCCAGCGTGCCCGTACCAGTGGCGGCCGTCAGCAGGCCTTCAGGCTGCTTCACGCCATCGCCGTGGATCAGTGCCTTGTCTACCGCCAGGGAAACGACGTTGATGAAGTCGTCGCGCACCAGTTGTTCAATGCTCGGGTTCGCCTGCTGCAGCAACTGGCGAGACAGTTCGGTGATGGCGCCGACGTGCTTGGGCTTGAGCGTGATGTTGTTGAACGTCAGACCCGAATCCGTCAGGGCGTCGCCCTCGGCCAGCCACTGCGCGGTGGATGCCGTCGCCTGGCGCGGGATCACCACATCGCCGCGAAGGCCTGGCAGCACGCGGGCGCCCAGCGACTGCACCACCATGGAATTGCGCAGCAGGCCCACGAACTGGTCGGCGCGGAAGTCCTCGGGCACGATGCCGGCCGCCGTGGTGGTGGTCTGCGCCGCGCGGGTTTCGTTGAAGAGAGATTGCGGCACCAGCACGCCGCGTGCCTGCATGCCCTGGCGCTTCTGCTCGGCGTTGAACTCGGCCAGGGCACCGGTCAGGGCGCGGTTTTCGATCTGGGCATTGATCGCGTCGATCACCGACACGCGGGCTTCCAGCTCGGCGCGGGCGCGGTCCACCGGCACACCAGCCGTGCGGCGCTCGGCGTCTTCCAGGAACTGGGCGCGGGCCTCTTGGCCTTCCAGGTCCTGAATCTCGGCCTTGATCTTGTCGAAGGCGGATTGCTCGGCGGGGTTGATGCTGCGCTTTTCCGTTTCGGCGGCGGACAGCAGGGTACGGGCTTCGGCCACCTTGGCGGCACGGGCTTCGCGGATCGAGTGGAGTTTCATGGGGATTCCTGAGTGACGATGCCCAGGGTGTAACCGCTCAGAAACCGCGTTGGAAGAGGCGACGAAAAGTTAGGTTGGTGGCGAACTTGGGCGCACAAAAAGGCCCGCGCGGGGGCGGGCCGGGTGTCGATCAGGGCGGGGTGTGCTGGTGAAGATTCTCGACAAGATTCCAAGATTCCACGTTTTAGAAGGTGGAATCTTGGGAATCTTGTCCGGAATCTTGTGGGCTTTCACCCGTTTTATCCCCGTCAGGGAGGCGCCAGTACCACCCATCGTGCCGGCCGTTCGTTCCCTTTTTGCGGATCACGCCTAGCTTTTTGGTTGCCGTCCATATCTGCTTCTTGCTGAAGCCAGCCGACGTAAGCGGCTTGGTTGCCAACTCAGAGTTGGTCCAGGTCTCTGCGGTCAGTTCAGCCCTCAGCATCTCGCACACATCGCTCGTTTCCTCCTGCGGTTGATTGTCCGGGTCCGTCAGCAGCTCGCGGGCGGTCCCGTCCACCGCCTTGCCCCAGGCGACATGAGAGGCTTGGATACCTGGCAGCGGCTCGGACTGCTC